ACCGTCTTTTTTCTTTTGCATTTTTGGTCTGCCTTTCTTTCCATCGGGATTTAGTGTTGGATGATATTGATCTGGATTATGTTTTGGATGATATGGTTTTGTTGATTTTGGTCTAAGTTTTAAGTCTCCATCTTTACCGAACATATCTCCCATAGGATCTTTTGATTTTTTACTCATCTTATTAATTTTTTTAGCGTCTTTGGACGTTAATGTAGCTCCACCAAACTTCTTTTTTGTTACAGTCATAGTATTCTCCAGTATTTGTGAACCACCGTCTCTTCGTTTACGACCTTTATTAATTAAATCTTTTGCTTGATTATATGATATTCCTAGATCTTTTGCAAACTGACTAACCCTTGCCATGTGATTTCCTTATCTGTTCTTTACCTTTTTTAAATATTGAAGCAATTTTTGCTTTACCCATTACTTTTGCTCTTTGCTCACCGACTGTAAGTATTTGTATCTTTCTCGCATAAGGTTTATTGATTCTTTTAACCTTCGCAACTGTTGCTCTTGCGTCTGCTTCTGTGGCAAACTTGATACTGACGGTATCTTTTGGATTCTCATCCGTGTATAATCTTCTACCCGAACCTTTTGGTTTCTTACCCGTTCCAACTTTAGGATCTGCCATTATTTTTTTTTGAACATCTTTGCAGCTTGCCCAACTCCCTTGATTCCAAAACTTGCACTAATTGCAATGTATAAAAGATACTGATACCACTCTGGTAAAGTTGCTAGTATATCAAAACCTTCCTTGACATATTCTTTCATCCCAGGAATGAAGACCAAAATTGCGGGCAAAAGTAGCACAACTAAGGCGAATTCGTCTTTCCAGCTATCCACTGTAGCATCTGCCATCTTACCTTCCCATGCGACCTCACCTGCTGCAACCTTTTCTGCAACTGTTGCACGAGCACGAGCCTCTGCAATTTTAGCTTGTCCTTCAGCCTTTGTTTTTTCAACTTTGTTCTCAAACCAAGTTCCAGCTAAGTTAGCTAGTGGACCTATTAACGCTTGAAACAATTTATCCTCCTACATACACAAGTCTTCATACTTGGTTGTATGAAGTCTATGTTTAGATAATTCTCTAGCAGAGCTAAGACCAACTCTACCACTCTTGATTAATTTATTAAAAATCCATTTTATCATTTCTTAAACCTCTGATCTATCCAGCATTTACCATAATATAAGATAAATAACCAAATTGTAAATAATATTCCTTCAAAGTAGGTTAATTCATTCCATGCATCTAAAACTACATTACTGTCCATTATTTTCTCCCTATGCTTCTTAGACTTTCCATAACTTTATCTATATCTGGTTCTTCACCATTAGGATCATACAAACATTTATACTTTTTTGGACACCAAGTTTCAATCATCATTGTAAATGTTTTATTACCACCTTCATAAATACATGCTCTTTTGTTTGTATATTTTGACGTAATTCTTTTCTTTAGTCTACATGTTGTGTATTTTTTTACATCTGGATTACGCCATTCTTTCTGTTGTCTTGTGTAATCTCTTGGTTTGTATTCATAAGCGTTTGCTCTCTTAATCCAAATAGATGCAATCAATACGGCAAAACCACCAACCAAACCTACACAAACAAGCCAACCGATTGCTTCACCTATCTGTCTTCGAAATTGTTGTTGTTTGTAAATTGTCTCTTGACGTTGTTTTCTTATCTGACCTTCCATAGCCAAAAGATCATTGTAAGCCTGTGGGCCATAAGTCATATTTAGAAAAACCTTGAGTTCATACCTTTGTTCCTCAAGTTTCTTTTTTGCTGCAAACGCAGCCATTGCCGCCTCTTCAATAGAACCTGCTTTAAATAATTTACCAAACAAGGGAGGGTTCTTCGCTTGTTTCTCTGCATTGTCAACATCAGATACGGCTCCCATCCAACGTCCAATATCACCAGACATTTGTTCAATATCACGACCCACGGCAAAACCCTTTTTGATTGCATCAAAAGCTTTGCCCGCTATTCCTACGGCTACTGATATAGTTACTGGATCCATATCCAGATTATATCATAGGTTATTTAGTTTTGTTACCCCTCGCAGCTGCCATGTTTATTCTATAAACATTTACATCATTTCTATCATCAGCAATGTCTGATTGTAGTTGTTGTCTTTGTTGAGCTAGTTCGTAAGCTTGTTGTAACTTAGCTTGATCAATTTCAAAATTCATTTGATCACTCATTGTCTTACGTTGTAGCTCGGCAGTATCGTTTTCTAGCTCTTTCTTTCTGATATCAACCAAAGGATCTTCTGGTTTTGGTGGAGCTAGAGCTGGCATTATTTCATTTAGGATCTCACCAACTTGTTGTGCGATTGCCGCTTCAACGGCTGACGGATCAATAGGAGGAACTGGTTGACCCTCTGCTTGAGCTTGTTCAATCGCCTTTTGAAAGAAAGTTGTCACCTGATCACGAGCCATCATACCTACATGTTCTTGCACATGTGCTTGTAGCATGACATATCCTTGTGGATTTGCTTGAGATGTCTGACTAGATAGCATAGATATATGTGCTCTAACATGAGCTTCGTGATCTTGCTCTGGAAATGCTTTTAATGGCTTGTTTGTCATCGCATTTCCGTTCTCGGTTGCTGGATCAATAGGTGCTGGTTGTGGTTTTGGTGGTAAAATAGCCTCGATATTCTTGATATCTAGTGCATCGTACATTCTTCTGTACGCTTCATTCACATTATGTATCTCTGGAGCGGCTTGAGCTAGTTGTAATTGTGTTTGAGCCAGTGATAATCGCTGTGCCATAGAGAAAATGTTAGGATCTGACACTGGAAGTATGTCAACACGACCATCAAAGTCGGCTTGCATAGTCTCTGGAGGTACATTTCCAACAAAATATGGGTATGGAACTGGATTTTCACTAAAAATTTCGGCTAACATGCGAAATTCTTGCTTTTGAGCGTAATGTAAACGCTTATGTATGCTTGAAATTATCTTAGAACCTTGTTCAATTAAGGCAACTGTTGTTCCAACTGGTGCTTGAGAGTTCACATCTGCAACTTTTGCGTCTGCAACTTGTGCAAAACGTCTACCAGAGTCAACAACAACACCTAAAAGTTGTGCTAATGTAGCTGATGGCTCTTTATATGGCAGTGGGATGATGGAATTTTTGAGATCTCCGCCTGGGACATCGATATCTCTGAACTCACCAGGATTAAGAGGCTCGTCATCATTACGAATACGAACACCCCTCGATTTAAAACCTGCTGGAAGATTTGATAAAGTACCTGCATCTATTAATTGCCTCAATATTGATGTGGCTGCACGAGACAAACCACCGATTGTATGTAGTAATCCAAGACCATAAAACCCAAAACCGGGTAAAAATTTAAAATGTACGAAATGTTGTATCTTTCGTCTTAGTGGGTCTTGCTCTCTAAAGTTTCTAGAAATCGATAGCACTTTTCCAGAATTTTGATCAATGGTGACAATATAAGGGAGCATAATCCCCGAAGGATTCCCCTGAATATCCATGTCTTCAAAACCTTCCAAGTCCAAGTCAACATGGCATTCCAGTAAGGTGTAAGAGTCATCAGAATAATTTGGACGTAATCCCAACAACTCGTCAGAACGCTCTTGGATATCTCCTTGATTTTCGTCATAATCTGAACTAGATAGTTCGACATCTCTATATACTCCTGCTACTTGTAGTTTTCGAATATCATTATATGTCATTCTAACTACATGAGTAACCCTCTCTGCTGTTCTTAAATCACTAGCTGAATATGGTACAACCAAATCCTCTGCTGGTACAAACTTAGAAACGGCTCTCTGTTTTGTTTCATCAAAATAAACTTTTTTAAATGTAGAACCAGTTAACGGCAAATAAAATAACATCTGGTCTGTATCTGGGTCATACTCTTCCATGACCTCTGTTATTTGGTAATTCATAAAATCTTCTACACGCTGAGCTTGTGCTTCAGTTTCCGAGGTCGGTGCACCAAGGATCTGGGTCTTTACAGGTCCTCCACTTGGTAACATCTCCTTGTAACTTTGTGCTTGAAACTGGGTCACCGCTTCAGAGAGCAACGGATGAGTTACACCACTTGCTCCTAAGAAAGGTTCACTTCGGTCTTCATAATTGATCCCGAGTAACCCCAAACCTTTGGCAATCGCCTCTTCCCAATCTTCTCTAGACTCAATATCCTCACGGAACTTGGCTTGTATGTCTGATGATAAGTCTCCCAAAACTGACTCATCAAGAACCTCTGCGAGATTGGCATCATGTCTGTATTCTTCGGTTTCAATTTCTAGTGCCTCTTCTTCAGCAAGTTCTACACCCTCGGGTAAATCATTTAAAGTTTCTGGTAAATCAATTTGAAGACTATCTTCTTCGGGCATCATCTGCCCTCCTGCTCCCATCGACTGTTCTACCATACCCGCTATTTGTCTAGGTTCTATTGCCATTATGTGATCCTTGTGGTTCGTTTCTTTTCTGGAAGTAGTATGTCTGAGAATCTATTAGTAACAGTAAATCCTCCCATGACTTTTTTAGTAGGTTTGTTAACACCCTCTTGTATTTGAAGAAGAAGATCCACGCCAAACGGATCTAGTTGCTTTATTTCATCTTTTGTTAAATACTTATCTAATTTATGTTTGCCAGTAAAACCGACCACTTTACCTTTTGATTTCTTTTTGCCTGCCATTAGTACGTTCCTTTAAATGTTCCGCCACGATTTTTCATTACACCACCCATATTCATTTTTTTAGTAATGTCACCTTTAGGTAAGTTTTTTGCTCTTCTATTCATTAATGTACCTAGTTTTGGAGTAGGTTTCTTAGGACCTTGTTTTACACCTGCATCAGGATATTGTTTTTTTAATTCTTTTAGCTCATTCTGATAAATTTTAGCAACTTCTTTAAAATAAGCTCTGTTCTTTCCTTTAGTTTTTTCAGCTTTGTCCAAAGCATCATTTATTTTCTTTTTGGTGATAGTTATTGAACCTGCACCTTTAAATCTATTTACCTTTTTTTTATCTGACATTAGTAATATTCCCTTGCTCTTCTTGGATACCAATTCTCTGGGATTTCTTCGCCTTTTAAATCGATAAAGCCACCTTGTCTAAAACGCATGATAGCCATTGTCATACTATCACAT